TGCGGATCTGCGGCAGCTGTACCGAAATTGTTCTGGTTTCCGTCAGGATCCGTTCCATTTCTTTCAGTGCTTCCTCGATAGCGTCCACACCGCCGCTGTATTCCTCCAGCACAGAGGCTTTCACCTGCATGGGCGTGACCGTGTATTTCAGAATGCGGTCGCTGTTGTCATAGCAGACGATCTCCAACGCCAGCATACCGGAAACCGCAGTAAATGCCGGAGACACGTTCCACGTCAGCCGGATCTCTGTTTCCATGACTTCCTGCGAAAGTGTTTCCAGTGCCAGATTCCCGGCACTGTTGACACCACGCATCACAAACAAACAGCCGGACAGATCGGTTTCCTGATAAAATCGCTCTACGGAAAAGACAAGCTTGTCCGCATACTTTTCTCCGGCAGTCAGCAGATGTGCCACATGGCTGGTGTCAATGAATTTCTTGTTTGCCTGCAATATCATGTCTTACCCTCCCAGTTTCTGAACTCGTTTTTCCAACGCTCTGCATCGGTTCCGTGCTTCTTTGCGGACTTTGTCGCCCTTGGAAGAACGGATGCAGTCCGCCATCACACGACTGTCCTCGCCGCCGCAGGAAAGCTTTGTACCGCCCCGAAACGTCCATTCGATGGCAGTGATAATGCTGTCGTAGCTTTTGGCAGTGGTTTCGTGAAAATCCCGATAAGAAAGCTTGATTTTTTGCCCCAGCTGGAACCGTTTTGTACTGTGTACGGTGCAGGAAAACGGACGCACTGCATACTGGTTTCCGGTGTTGGGAGAATACCTTGCGAGCCACATAGAATAGGGAATGGTATTCAGTCCATAGCCGCTGCTGAATACAAAATCCTTTGCGAAACCGTCCAGAAACGGATTGGATTCGATCAGAAACCGCTGAAAAGAACTGGTGCTGTAATCCGGTGAACTATGCCTTGTCCATGCCCATGCAGATTTATCGTCTTCCAACTCCACACGGGCATCTGTACGCAGCATATGGATCTCATAATCTGCCACCTCACAGGAATCATATTCCATTTCCGACATTCCAACACTGGCATTTCCGTGATAACCGTTCCCGAACTGTCCCAGTTCCAAAGCTCCGTCCTCCGGTCTGGCATAAATGAATCCAAATGCAAGTTCGGACAGATAACGGTAAAAATCCCGTGGACAGTCAGAATCACTGTTGCTGTTTTCTGCACTCAGATAGAACCTTGCCGGATATATGGTCTGCGACCACTTCCCGTCGATCTCTGCATAAATTCTGTCGTTGCAGTACCTGCCATAGGTTTCTCGTCTTGCCTTGTCATACGCTTTCCAGTGCAGCATCTCTTTTACGCCAGTCTGGGACTGGATAAAGGTATTGGTGCAGTCTGTCAGATATTGCAGCCAGCCGCCATATTCGGTTCCGTTTTCGTCCCACTGGTCGATTCCGATCCCGATGTTTTGCCACTTGTCTGCAAGCACCTTTCCGACAGCTTTGACGGCAGATTCCGATGTGCTGTTATAGCTGGACGTATCCAGCCACCCCACGGCATCCTGTGCGTTAATAGAAAAGATCTCGCCCACACGGGTGGCATCAGTGACCCAGAACGTGCCGATGCTGCTCCATTGGGCTACATCATTGTACTTGGAAAACACTTTCAGTTTCGCTCCACGCACCTGAAATGTGGTCATTCCCGGAATCTTTGCCTGCATGGAGAACGTGGCAGCATACACGCCGCCGATCTCAAATGTGCCGTCTGCACAACACTGCCGCTTACCGCTGGCAGAAATGATGCTGGATTCTGTCAGCGTGGTAGCAAGAGCATAGTTTCCTGTTGTATAATTATACTTGTATACTTCTACCCGAATAAATTCTGCAATGATCATGCCTCGCCCTCCTGAAAATCCGGTGCATAAACACGAATGCGGTATATTCGTTCCAATGTGCACCCACCGTATGTATAATGCAGATAGACACAAAATTCTGTTACAATGCCGGTCAAAGCCATGCCGATTGTCCCAAATTCATTCGTCACATAATCGGTAATATCGTGTCGCTCTGACCAGCCATTCACCCCATCAGCTTCTACGGTGATCTTGGAATCTGTCGGGAAAGTATGTGCTGCCTGAAATCGGATATAGATTGATTTTTCTGCTGTTTCCTCTGCATTTGCAGTGTAAGGCGGTAACTGCACAGAACCGTCTTCCAGTTGTTTCCCAGAATCCGTAAGCTGTACGATTCCAATACTGGTATCTTCCGGAGATTTTACAATCGTAAGACCGCACGCTCCGGAAGGATTGGCTACAATATAGCAATTCGGAAAGCTGGTTACAGCACCTGTTTGATCTAATATTACAGGAACTGTAATCTGATAAACCTGCATCTTTCGGGAAACAAGTTTTATAGAAGCATCACCGTCAATATAGATGCGAACTCCGCAATTTCCCAACGAACTTGTATATCCGGACACCATTAGGCTTTCCGCATATGCCGTACCATTTCGCAGGATCCGCATGAGGTTTTGCAATTCCTTTTCGCTGTTCACTTCAAATTGCAGTGTTGTTTTCTGTTCCGCTGCTCCTGTACTGTAATAGATCTGCGTGCCATCGGCAGCACAGAATCGTTTTCCTAACGGGGTGATGCCCACAGAATCCTCTGCAAGCTGACACACATTTTTTGCCAATGTCCAACTGCCGCCCGGCGACTTCGCCCAAATATTCACAAGTCTCATATGGTTTCTCCTCCGCTTCGTGCATTGGCGATCTGTGCCGCCTTGACCACAACGGTTTCCAGCTGTGTGCCGCCGATGTTCACTGGAATGATAATATCTCCGTTCCGCTGCGGCTGCCGGTATTCCTCCGCCGCTGTCTTCTCCGGCGGATTGTACTGCACTGCCGTTCCGGCAGTTCCCATGCTGGAATATCCCTGCATCTGTACCGCAGAATCCAGCTGCATTTGCAGCCGGTCTGTGTCCACCTTGTCCATCATAGCATCCAGCGAACGGTTCAGATCATCGGCAGTGTCGCCTGTGGTGTCTTCCATACCTACGGCAACGCCGGGCAGTAAAAATTTACCCACAGTGTCACGCATCAGTTTAGACGGGGAATTGATCCCGAAAAAGTCCTTGAATCCGTCCCAGATCTGTCCGGCAACGTCCTGCACCGTATCCCAGATGGCAGAAACGCCTTCGATCAGACCGTTGGCGATGCCTTTCAGGATGTTGCCGCCCAGTTCCAGCCAGTCCACTTCGGTGATCGCATCCCAGATCGCTCCCCATATCTGGGGAATCGCTTTCAAAAGATCCGGAATTGCTTTGATCAACCCGGAAGACAGACCATACATCAGCTTGATTGCTGCTTCAATGATCATTGGCAAGTTGTCTATTAGTCCTTGAAACAGAGCTGTGACAATTTGAATGGCTGCATCGATCAGCTGTGGCAATTGTTCGATCAGTCCGTTGACAATGGCAAATATCATATCAATTGCCGCTTCGATCAATTGCGGCAGATTGTCCAGAATGCCATTGACTAATGCCATAATGATCTGAATGGCGGCATCGATCAGGAGAGGGAGATTCTGGATTATCATATCTGCAAGTGTCATGATAATCATAATGACCGCTGTTAGAATCGTGCTGACATTGTCTATCAGACCGCCTACCAGAGCGTTCAGGATCTCGATAGCTGCCACGATCAGCGTGGGCAGATTCTCCACGATCACATTGACAATGGCTAGAATGATCTGCGGCACATACTCCATCAGTGCCACCAATCCCTCGGACAATCCGTTGATCAGCGTGGTGATCAGCTGCACCGCAATGGGCAGCAGATTCGGCAATGCCTGTTGAATCGCTGTAATAATGCCGTTCAAAAGTGTCTGTCCTGCTTCCAGTAATGCCGAAGCATTTTCCGAAATGCCCTGGACGATGCTGTTTAGGATCTCTGTTCCGGCACTGAGAATGCCAGGCAGGTTTTCCCGGATACCGGAAAGAAATTCGCCCAGTATCTTCTTACCAGCTTCCACCATGCCGCTGGATCTGCTGCCGATGGAGTCGATCACACTGTTGATGCTTTCAAATAGCCCGTCAAAGATCCCGGCAGCATCTCCGCCGTTCATCACATTGATGATACCGGAAATGGCATCTGCTGCTCCGGCAGACAGCGTGGACTTCATATCCAGAGAGAAACCGCTGACAGTCCGTTTCAGTCCCTCTACCGCACTGCCGATGTCATCATACTTGACCTCGTCGATCTGTCCCAGTGCATCATACGCCACACCGGACGCATCTTCCATGTTTGCCAGCATAGGTAGCAAGTTCGCCTGTAAGTCCTCGAACTGTGTGCCGAACAGGTCAATGGCAGCTTGGTTTTTCGCCACCGGATCGGCAATGCTGTCCAACGCCTGGACAGTCTGGAAAAACGCTTCCTGTGCCGTATCGCCGCCAGCCGCAAACCGCTGTGCCATGTCATCTGCATTCATGCCGATCATGGCGAATCCCTCTGCGGTGGACTCGCTGCCGTCCTTGCAGCGGATATTGAATTCCTTGACCGCATCGCCCACCTTGTCGATGGAGAACGCTCCGGATTCTGCACCGGAGATCAGACTCTGGGTAAACTGCTCTGCGGAAAGTCCCAGTGCCGCATACTGTGTGGAATACTCATTGAGGGTGTCCAGCAGATCGCCGTTCTGATCGGCACCATTTTGTGCTCCTGCGGCAATGAAATTGTATGCTTCTTCGGCACTGATCCCGAAGTTGTTCATGAGTGCCGATGCAGCACGGGTGCTTTCGTTGACTTCATAGCCGAACGTGTCGCTGAGTGCCATAGCACCCTCTGTGGCAGACTGCAATTCCTCGCCCATCAGTCCGGTCTGCTTTGTGACCTCTGCCACGGCATTGGCGGCATCCTCATAGGAATCCCCGAAGTTATTGCCGTACACATCCTTGACCACATCCCGAAGCCCTTCCAGCTCCGCTCCGGTCGCACCAGTCGAAGAGGACATCTGATTGATCGCCTTGTTGAACTCGTCCCCGGAGGAGATCATATCGCCAAATGCAGACAGGGCTTTCTTTCCCATGTCAGAGAGCAGATTGCCCATTGCCACAGATGCTGCGGAGATCGTCCCTTTCATGCCTTCAACCTTTTGGTCAAAACCGCTGGTATCACCGTCAATGGGGACTCTGATGCTTTCATCTGCCATATTATTTCACCACCTCCGAAAAAACGGCACTCTCACATACCGTAAAAGTGCCGCTATTTATACGCTTCTATCCAAAAAACGCGCCGCATTGATAGCCGTCCAGCTCCGGCTGCGGAATGCGGATGCGATCCTGAATCTTCCGGATCCGCAGCCGTTCGTTCTTGTCCTTGATCTCCGCCAGATTCACGCTGCGGTATCCCATCCGCTGCTTAATTGGCGTTTCGTCCGGAAGGGCATCAAACAGCCCCAGAAACAGATGCCAGTGCATCTGCTCCACCTGCTGCAAGTCCATGTGATAGACTGACAGGAACGCAGCATACACATAGGCTGCATCATACTGCCATGACAGCACCCGGTCTGTGGTTTTGCGTCCGGAATGCTCCTGCCGCTGTTCCGGCTGCTCCTCGGAGCGTGTCGCAAACCCGATGAGAGCTTCCAGAGCCTCCTCCAGACAGGAAAGCGGCGGCTTGTCGATGTACCATTCCAGCATCAGCAGCAGCTTTTCCCGTTTGGAAAGACCATCGTCCTCCTGCATATCATAAAACCGCAGCCAGTCCCGATAGTCGGTATAGATCCGGTATGCCTTGCCGTCTACTGTTACCGTGTCCGGCAGGGCATCATACAGCAGATTCATCGTCTGCCGCCTTTGGGCAGATACTTCTTTTTCAGCTGCATGGATTCCGCCTGGGACTGTGCCGCCTGCTTTGCCACAAAGGTCAGGAATTCTCCGTACACTGCCGTATACCGCCGTGCATGGTCTGGGATGCCGGCAAAGATCTGCTCCGCCGTACCCTCGCCAAAGAGCGTGTCATAAAAGGTACGAAACGCCTTGCAGTATGCCCGGATGTATGCTGCCGCACCGGCAGACTTGTCCTCCGGCACATCCTGCTCCAGCTGTGCCAGAGCAGCCTCATACTTTTCCACGGTGTCCGCTTCCTCAATGTCCAGCGGCAGCTCCAGTCCGTGGATATGCCAAATCGTCAGATCTTCTTTCATCGTTCATTCCTCCATAAGATGAATTATTCAATTATAGGCTCCCCTGAAAGGGAAGCTGGCAGCCGTAGGCTGACTGAGGGGTATTTACGAAGCACTGCACTTAACGGCATAGGTATTAGAGCCCAGTGTGCCGTTTGTAACAGTAATGTAGATATAGTCGCCTTCCTTGACGGTAAATGCCACACCAGAATTGGTAATGGACGAAGAACTTCCGTTGCAGGAAGCTGTAATACTAAATGTGTCACTCTCCGCTGCTGCATACACACTCAGAGAACCGATCTTGCTGACCGTGTACTCTGTAACAGACGGCTTGAAGGTCGGTTTCAGCAGATTCTCGCTGCCATAGGAAACAGACAGCGTTTTCAGTACCGGCTTGGTGTGAGAAGAAAGTGTAATGGTCTGAAAATCATCGGTGCTGTACACCGTGACATCCTCCATTTCGCCCCTTGTCTTAAAGTTGCCGGAATAGGTCATGCAGTCTGTGGTGTCGCCGTCTGCATCCGGAATGACGGCATAGTCACGCATCTTTGCCGATGCCGCCCAGATGCCGCTGCCCCCTTGCTGTGCTGTGGTCATATCCACATTGATGATAGAACGCACCGCATCCTGTCCCAGCAGCTCGTTCTCGTGAATGTTGATAATGTCATCTGTCACAGGATGTTTTTTGTAGCGATCCAGTGCATAGGCAATGGCAGTGTTATAGCCGGTAATATCCGTCCGCTTGAAATCCTCGTCCACATACTGCCGCTCATACTCTGTGGGATTCTTGGACGTGGAGAGGCTGGTGAAGCCCTCCATGCGTGTATAGGCACTCTGTCCCGGCACATGATAGAATGCCACCTTGCCGGTACGCAGTACAAGGTCTGCGTTTTTCAAATTCTTACCCATGTGTAAAATACCTCCTGTCCTGATAATACATCAGTCGTAATTGGATCTGATAGCGAGCCGTATCATCGCCGGTGTCATAGGCATAGCCGCTGGAAACAATGTCCATGCGGTATGGTGTCCGATAGTCGCCCAGTTCCGGAAAGATACCCTGCCAGTTGTTCCGCTCGATCCAGTCCGCAAAGTCCTCGTAGAAACCGGAATTGGCGATGTTCTCCAGCACCCTTTCCCCGTACTTCTCCCGGCTGGCAAAGACGAACAGAAACTGCCGCTTGTCGCTGCCGTCCGTGTACTTCTGCACCACTGGTTCACATGGTGTAGTGTCCACAGTATAGCCGATGGTGTCCGCCTCCAGCTGGTCTACGCCTAAGATCGCCCCGTCATGGAGCAGCGGACAGCCGGCAATGTACTCCCGTATCGCCGAAATGATCGCCATTCTATCACCCCTTTGCAAGGATACGGGCGTTTTTCAGAATGAGCTTGCCGTGGTCTGCCCATGCCCGAAGTGCCCACTTTTTCCCACGCAGCCCACGGGATACGCCGGCATACCACTGCACCGCCGCATAGGGTGTTTTCCATAACAGATACCCTTCCTCCGGCTTGCTGTGAGAAATGCCGGAATCCCGGAGCATTCCGGTGTCAAACGGCACATAGGGATCACATTTCCGCAGCAGTTCATTTCCCACAAATTCCTGTGCCTGCTGTTTCAGGACTGCCGATTTTGCGTGAAGCTGCTTGGTATTAAAATGGATACCCACCTTGATGATCATACTGCCGTCACCTCCAGATGCTGCACACCGGCAGAGCCATAGCGAAAGTCTTTCACTTCCATGACCGTCCGGCATTCCTCCGGCGGTTCTGCGGCGGTGCATCTGCCGCAGAGGATCCGGTCGCTCCGTTTCGGGATATAGCCGGATACCGATGCCGCCGGAATGATACACAGCACGCTGTCCTGCTGCTTCATAGACGTGCCGCTCTGGCTCTGTCCCTTCATGTCCTCCCAGTAGATCGCAGGGAAGAAGTGCCGCACATACTGCTCCATGCGGTCTTTTCCCACCGTTCTCTCAAATACCGTGCAGCCGATTTTATTGGTAAACATATTCACACTCCTCTGTACAACAGCCCCGAACCACCCAGATACCGGATGCAGATACTTTTGAGATAGTCCTGCAAGCCGGATGTTTCTCCGTTTAGAAGGGCGGAGATGCTTTCTGTCGGGGTAGCGTAGCTGACACTGTACGCTCCGATGGTC